ATTATTTTTTTTTCATGTACATTTACCTTGTCTCTAGTTTCAATTGTACTTTCTTTCCAATGCCCAACCTCGTCAATATGTAAATTCATTAGCCTAAATAATTCTTGAGTGTCATCCCTAAAATTTTCCATTGACCGCTCTAAAAATTTCATTTGATCTGAAGTAAGTTTTTGCGACTCACGAATAAAAGCCTTAAAATCTTCGTTATTCTGCTTAAATTCTGACATGATATTTTTTTCAACGTCTGATTTAACTACCTTAAAGAACCAACGGATCACAAATATAATGATTGGAATAGCCGTTGAAATAACCATCAACAACGTCCATATTTTTTCGGGGTTATCAGTCAATTCTTTCATTCAATTTAAGGTGTAAAATCATTGAAAAAAACCAAGCTAAAACGGTGAAATATCCAATTGAATAGTAAAAAGCATCGATACCAAAAATCAACGCTATAATATTCACAAAACCTAAAGCAATCATTGTGTAAACGGCTAATTTGTTTACTTTGCCTTTAGCTAATTTCAAGAATGGAACTAACATAGTCAACAAAATAATTTCATTGACTATGTAAAACAATTCATTATAGAAGTGAACTATTACGCTTCCGATAATATAAAGAATCAATATGTGAATTGGTTTAATCATTATCTACCAAGTGCGCCTGGCGGTAATAAAATCCCATCTGAATAATTGTCTACATTCAAATTCGACTTGTAAGAATTGAACGCTGTTTGATTCGTAACCATGCAATAAATACAATCGTTCGTATTTATTTCAACTTGTTCGTGGTTCGATGTAATCGATCCTAGTACTGATTGGTGCGAAGTGTATTCGCTTTCTAAGATTAATAGCATATCTGTTTTTTTTAAATTATTACTCCGTTATTTCAGGTTTTTCAATGATTTCTTCATCATAATCCCTAGTTTCAAAATCAACTATTTTGTTTTCGTCGATGTGGTTTTTTCTTAACTCATCTGAATCAAAATCAATTTTAACTTTTCCGCCATCTCTTAATATGAATGAAAGTTCAAATTTTTGTTTTTTCATAACTTAATTTCTTAATCGATTATATCCGTTAATTGTTCCGTTGCCCATGTAATACTCAATCCCAATATCTGCAATACCACCCGTTACTTGTGTGGACACGCTCATAATTCCAAACCCTCGTGTTATGGTGGTTGGGATATTTGTTGAAATAGTTCTTGATTCAATCAAAACACCTGTTACACCGTTGATTAATTTGTAAATAACCTCCGTTCCTAATTCGTTTACTTCAATATCAAATAAGTAAGGAATATCAACGGATAAAGTCGCTACCATTGTAACCGTTGTACGTGTTGAGTTGTTGGCTGTTTTGCAATTTATAGCCGTTCCAATCGTTTCAAAATAAGCACCATCAACACAATCTGCTTGGTTGGTTGTGTCTCCGTAGCCAATTCGTCTTGTAATTCCCGTTAACGATGTTCTGTACATGAACACTTCTTGATACTTATGTGATGAAGCTCCGAAATAATCATTATTAGCTAATCCAGAAGCAAATCTATATCCGCTATTTGATGAAGCTGACGAACGAACATAACAACCGTATGAATAAGGATTTGAAGCAATGACAGGTGGAGCAACTAAAGCCGTGCCACTTGCAATTGCAGTACCTACCAAATGAGGTTGTAATACGTTTAAATTTAAGAATCGAGTTTCACACCAATAATCAAACGACATTAAAGGTTCAATCGCATCTTGTTTTGTGTTTAAAGCGGTTTGAGTAGCGCTTGAAATAGGTTTATTAACATCGCTTGTATTATCGACGTTTCCAAGTCCTACGCTGTTTTTATCTAGTTCTAAATCAATTGTAATAGGCATAATTAAGAGGTTACGTTTATTGTTTCATTATTCCCATAAGGAATTGAAACCGATTGATTAAAAACACCATTAACATAAAAATCAATTTCAGTATCTAAAAGATCAATATCCGACGTGTCTCCGCTTGGTATTGTTCCTGTTCCTTTATTTTGTCCTAGCGAGTTTAATAAATTGTAGGTTGCATCATCGCAAACACCTGTAACGATATTAATTGAACCACCGCTTTCGACAAAAGCATAAAATTCGTCATTAACCGTAACCGTCGCATCAGCGCAAATCTTTGTCACCGTATTACACAAGCATGATTCATTAATTAAAACAGGCAACGTGAACGAACTTAATTCAACACCACTTAGATTTTCTTTAAAGATCTTTTTATCATTACCCCAAACAGTCTCGTTGCCAAAATTCATCCACTCCCTACGATCAACTGAATCGAAATCGTCAAAGTTTGCTATATCCTCTTTAATCAAATACAAAAAGAAATTAGCCATTGCATTAAGTGGCTCGATTATTTGCGTTTGTTGAAGTTCGATTGTGTCTCTTCGGGTGTCGAAATTTGTTAAGAATATAGGCCTAATATCCGCATCATAGGCTTTATCTGAATCAACCGCTTTATCTTCGGTTATTCTCGGAACGGGTAAATAAACGAAGGGCTTTCGAACATCTCCGCCTTCTTTGTTGGAACGCTCATTACTTACCTTTCTACTCGAACTATGCCAAAATTCAGGGGCTTCAAGTTGAAATTCTGTAACGGTTGGCTCCGTTGTGGATTCAATTTCAATGTACGAATTTTGAACTAAATCAATTACGGTATAAGAAACTTCATCAATAATTATTTGCGAATCAACAGTGATCCAATAGGTGTTGCACGTGTTTAGTCTCCAATTGTCACCGTTTGCCGTAATAGATGAAACAGTAATAAAAGGGGTCATTTTACTAACAACTTCCTCAATAATTTCTATTATGTTTCTGTTTCCATTCATTGCTTACAAACCGATTACAAAATCCATACATTGACCGTTATACTCTGGATAAGTTGACGAATTTTTGTTGATATAAAATTGAATTGCTTTTGCTGTTTTTACTGAATCGTTGTAGATTCTAGCCAAAACTAGTCCATCTGTTAACTGATCGCTGTTTTGATCTTTATTAACTTTGTTTCCGCCCGTTGCAATAATGTAAGGGTTGTTCCTTGCGAAATAAAACCAAGTAACGCCTTTCATCCAAAACTTCATGCCTTTACTTTGAATTATCACATTGTTATAATCTTCCGAAAATGCGTTATAAATAGCTAAAAATCTAGCATCAGTTGGAACGCCTGAAACATTTAGATTTGCGATAAATAATTTACCTAATGAAACGCCTAACAACTTGTAAATGTAATCCGTTTCATGGTTATCACGAACTTGATTAAATTTACTCGTTGTGGCGTTATCAATTTGTAGTTGAAATTCGCCTGTAAAGTCTGATATTTGAACTAGGTTAGGCATTTAGTTTTTACTTATCAGATTTTTTTGATTCTACAATTTCAGCATAACCGCCGTTCACTAAACTTGTAGCGATTGACTTTGTTACTCTTTTTGTATCGCCTTTTTTTAATTGGTGAAAGGGTGTTAAAACCTTTACTAAAACCTTGTTGTCGTTTAAATTTTCCATAAAAAGTATATTTTTTTAACCCAAAAAGCCCGTACATTTCTGCACAGGCTACTTGTAATTTTTATGAAACTATGGAGTTTCCAAAGCTGCGGCATCAGTTGAAAATACACCTTTAACAAATGCGGTTCTGTTGTTATTTCGAACAACCAAAGCACCTCGCCACTCTGCAAGAATGGTTCGCAAGTTTTTAGTGTAATCGTTTCCATCAAGCCCCATTTCGATACGAATTGAACCCATATCGTAAAGGGTTGCTAAATTAAAGTCGCCAATTAAATAATTATCAACAGTTACAAGCGTTGTTTGGATAATTGGAACACCGTCTAAAGTCAATGTGCTTCCAACAGTTACCAAACGATCAACGTAACGGCGGTCAGTTGCAGTAACTTTATACAATTTCAACGCTGTCACATCGGACGGGTGCATTAAGATGTAGTTTGGCTCGCCTTGTTCTGCAATACGAATTTGATTCATTGCAACTACTAAAACGTCAACCGCATTAGCATTATCAACAGTATCTGCAAAAGTTCCTGCAGCAAATGCTGTTGCAACCGTGCGAATACCGTTCAAATTTGGAGCTGTTCCGTCACCACTGTAAGCGGTTAGTTCAACATCCTTCATCAATTCACGCATTAATTCGTTACGAATTTCGCTTTCAATGAAATCAATATCCTCCAACATTTCAGTTGAAACTTTAATGAATCCTGTACGTTTTACAACTGCTTGAGATGCAACAACTAGGTTAAAATCAATTTGATTTTTAGTTGCTCCCTCAGCAGTTCCACCAACAGCACCCTCTTTTCCAGATTGGTAAACCCAAGAAATAATGTTTGATAACGCTTTTCCTTTTGCGAATAAGTCAGTCAAACGAACTCGTCTTGAAGGAATAATATTTAATCCTGCAATTCTTTGTTCAACAGGAACGTTACCGCCTGAAATATTGGTAGATTCCAACATTGTTCCAACGGCTTTAACCGTGAAGTCAAAACCTTCTTTTCCTGACTTCAATCCTTTAATTTTGTCAAGATTTGTTTCTAATCCTTTTCTAAGATCGGACAAAGTTTCAGTGTTTGCTCTCGGTTCTGAACTTGCTTTAATAGCTAGCCCCATCTCTTCCAACGCCTTGTTCAAAGTTTTCATTTGCTCCAAACGATCGTTGTTCAAAGTTTCAATCGCTTTTTGCAAATCTTCTTTGGAAACATTTGATTCTTGCATTTCTTTAATCGCTTGAGCATTGTTTTCGTTCAATTCGTTAAAGATTTTCGCTTGCTCATCAGCCCCTAAACCGTCGAACGCTTCTTGAGTGATTGCTTTTGTTGCCATAAACATGGCTAAGGTTAAAAATTGTTTTTTCATTTTGTTTTTAAATTAAATAGCGTGAATATGTTTGTTTTTTTGTTTGAGTACCTAGCGGCGGCTCGTTTTTATGAGTGTCATCAGACGGCTCAGTTTTATTAGATTTCTTAAATTTTGACATTAATTCTTTTACAGAAATCATTTCAGTATAAACCTTTAAATCTCCTGAAATTGAATCTACAATTACGTTTTCAAAATCCATTTCATGCTCCTGTAAAAGTAGATTGTAATTGTTTTCATTTGCTGATTTCTTCCAAATTCCCGGAATATGCACGTCTTTATGCGAATCCAAAATATTACTCGGCGAAATAGCACATTTTACTTTGATTGTATTTTCATCAATAAATTCAATCGACAAAACAGGTGTTAAGAAATTAGAACCTTTTACAACCGCTGAGGCTTCAACGTTTTTTGCTTCCGTAACCGCCCAAAAATAACTGCTTTTATCTGCTTCGTCTTTATTCAAGATCATTGGATAATACTTGTCGAAATTTTGCTTATCACTTGCATATTCAGGTAGATCGGAGTTGTAGCAAAAAAACAGCTTAACATATCGCATACCGACCGAATGATTTAGAACATATCCGCTTTTATATTGATTAAACATAAATTCGTTGCGCTCCTTTTTGATAACCGCTTCGTAAACCAAAACCTCTAATTTATCAATACTGTTATTAAATGCTTTGGTAGCCGTATCAAAAAGCACGTTAGAATAATCCGTCTTTTGAATCTCGGATTTCTTTCTATGAATCGCTAAATCTTTATCAGCTAAAATCTCTTCTAAAGTCATGTCCTACTTGGTTTTTTTAATCAATTTACCATCGACAACCGCCCGCTTCTTTTCCTCGTTTTTCTTATCGATCAGCTTTTTAACACCTTTGTCCATAATTCAACATTTTAACAAACGTAGTAATAAATTATAATATAAAACATATATTTGTTAAAAAACAAACAATATGAAGTTAATTTCGGAGGATGGTTTTTGGTCAAGATTATTTCGAAAAGGCAATGATCGCTACATTTCACAACCTAATTTTTCTCAAAGGGTTTTAAGTTTTGACAAAAAAGAAGAGTGGGTGTCTGTTGAGGGTAACGAAATGGAATTGTATAACACGACCGCTGAATTACGTATTGTTATTGATCGTTTAGGTTTGATGTTTTCGAACGGTGTTTGGATTGAACGAGACAAAAATGGTGAAGTTGTCGAATTTTCGGACGCGGTTAATCGCTTAAACAATCCTAACATATTTCAGTCGAATAAAGAATTTTTATTTCAAGCGTGGATTCAGAGGTGTTTGTATGCGAATATTTTTGAGTATGGATTAAAAGGAACTAGCTTTCAAGAAATTCCTTCCGCAATCTGGAATCTATCACCGTCACGAATCATTGTTAATCGAACGGGTAAAATTTGGCAACAAACGAAAATTGAAGATATTATTTCTAGTTATACCTTCCGAATGGATGGACAAGTTGATGAGACTTTTCAAACAAAAGATATTATTCAGTACTCAATTCCCAATTCAGACGACCCAATTTTAGGACAATCACCACTTATTGCGCTGAAAATGGATATTTCAAATTTACGTGCGGCTAAGGGTTATTCGAATGTTATTTTGGTTAAGAAGGGAGCTATTGGGATGTGGTCAGCGGACGGAAAGGATGCGATTGGTAATATTTCATTAACCACAACTGAAGAGCAACAAATAAGCAAACAATTAACTGATACTTACGGATTGTTTGATAATCAAGCGTCTGTTTACGTTTCATCAAAGCCTTTAAAATGGAATCCTGCAAGTTATCCAACAAAAGACCTTTTATTATTTGAAACGATCAACGCTGGTAAAAAAGCAATCATTGACATTTTAGGAGCAAACGATAATATGTTTAGCCGTGGATCAGATGGAAAAGGTGATACATTTACGAATGTGGCACAAGGCGACAAACTCTGTTATCAAAACACAATTATTCCATTTGCCAACGACTACGCAAATGGCAAAGCTAAAAGATGGGGACTACTTGATAAAGGTCACACGCTTGAATTGTCATACGCTCACTTACCTACATTGTCAAATAATGAAGTTGAAGATAATAACGCCATGAAACTAAAAGCGGAAGCGTATAGAGTTTTAGTAAATGGAGAAGGTCAATCAATGACCGATCAACAAGCAAGGGCGTTTTTAGGTTTAGATTAAACTTTCTTAATTATTCCACGCGCTTGCAAGTAAAGAACGCCGTACCTAATTGCATCCATTAAATGATTGTCCAAATCTTCCGGCTCTTCCAATACAACTCCGTGACTATCTATTTTGTAAGAATAATTTTCTTGCTCATATTCCAAATCCAAACTGTCAGAAGTATAAAAAACATTCAAATTCTGAATTAAATCAACCCCATCAATTATACTGTTTTTTGGTTTATTCGCTGCGAAACATTGATAACCGAAACGCCTAAGAATTGCAATTTTAAGAGGTCGGTTGTTATCAGCTATAATCTCAATATTCTTATCAATTCCAAGTCTATCAAACATCCAAACAACTAAACCGTTTTCATCGCCCTGCATTTGAATTAATTCAGTCGGTTTTAGTCGCTCCCTTATTTCATTTTCAGAACTGTAATTTAATTGCTTAACGTATAAATTACCGTCTGAATATTTCATTTCAACAATAGCCCATGGATCAACTTTGCCCCAATCGTTCCCGACAATTTTAACACCTTCGATTTTCTTGTAATCTTCGGGGCTAATTTTATTCCACTTGTAAATCCTGTTTGGTCTTTCGGCTTTTTCACCTAGTCCATACACCGACCAATTGAAAGCGTTTGCGCTGTTTTTGTCTTGATTCTCTCGACATCTTAGAAGCTCGTTTAATTGCTTTTGAGTTAATCCTAATTCGTTTAATTGAAGATCGTAATTAAAAGCCTCTGATTCGTGTAATATTTTCGACATTACAACCTCGCACATCGATACGGGTTGGTAGGATAATATTTTTAGTCTTTGTTCCGGTGGACAAAATGGGTTATCTTTAAAAGTTGAATCAATTACAATCGCTCTTGGGTCTTTCATTAAATCCTCAACCCAATGACCTTTTTTAGGGTTGTAATCGATAAAAACTATATCGCTTGTACGTTGGTCTATTTGGTCGAATGTTTCACGGCTAATTTTGTAAGGCTCATTTAGCCATGCACAATCTTGAGTTAAACCGTGTACTGTTTCTTCGTCATCCGTGCCATGAATCTCAAATGTACTATTGTTTGAGTAGGTAAATATCGATTCGGTTTTATTGAATGTTTGACCAACTTTGTATCGGTTCGTTCGTCTCAAATGTTTGATTGTATCGTTTAGGACGGTTTTTTTACAATCGGTTTTAGTATCACGCCAAACAGTTAAACGTTTGTCTGAATGCGACCTTGCGTATAAATCGTAAACATCAATTAAACTAACTGTTTTTGAACTTCGAGACGAACCCCGATTTATTACATAGCGATATTTCCCCGAATTAACGGCTTCCCAATTCTTTTGAAAAACTATTGTCGCTTGCATTCACTTGTTTACTCTTCTTCTTTTGGTTTGACTATTTCGACTGTAATAATCGGGTTTGCGCTTGGTAAATTTTCGCCGTTTGTTGTGTGGTCGATCTGTTGTTTTAATCCTAATTCTAAAGAAACAATTGAAGCATTAAACGCTCCAACGCTTGCCCCCTCTGTCTTTTGCGTGATTATAATATTCTCTATGCGTGATACGACTTGTGAAAAATCTTCTGACACCGTTTTTAAATCAATCAGTAAACGCCACTCTGAAATGTCTAAAAACAGGCATAAACCACTCTTTGTGTAAGGTGTTTCATTTTCTCGCTCTACAGGCAAGGCATCTTTTCCAACCCAATCTTTTTTTACCCATTTACGGCTGTCGGTCGCTTCAAAATATTCGCAAGCGGCTTCCCAAAGCAATTCAGGAGATTCAATTAACTTGTCCCTCCCGTGCTTTGATCGTAACTTCCAAAATTGATTTCCTTTAGGCGCCGACATTTATTTACATTTAGTTTCGTAAACATTTCCAAGGACAACATGAGTATCCGCATAAGCTTCCATTTCTTCCTTAGTTCCTGTAAAAACATTAGTTCCTGCTTCAACCCCATTAACATAGGTCGTACACTTCCAATCTTTTTCTTTATTGCAAGATGAAGCCAACCCGGCTAAAGCGATACTGATAAATAATAATTTTCTCATAATGTATAATTTTTATTAACAAATGT